CGTAGGTTATGCGGCTGGGTATACAAATTCCGCTGGTCAAGGTCTTACAGCGGTTGGTTTTGAAGCCGCAAGAGAAAATACAAGTGGTGGTGGTATCACCGCTATTGGCTATCGGGCGTTATATTCTAATACATCAGGTGCTTTGAACGTGGCGGTTGGCGGCTCTGCGTTAGAGTCTAATACCACGGCTTCTAACAACACTGCCGTAGGGTACAACGCTCTTTACGTCAACACCACAGGCGCAAGCAATGTTGCTGTTGGTAAGACTGCTTTGTATAGCAACCAAACAGGAGGTGGTGTAACCGCTGTTGGTGAATCTGCTCTCTATAACAACACAGCGTCCAACAATGTAGCAGTTGGTACTGGCGCTCTTTTTGCCAATACATCGGGAACTGCAAATACTGCTGTTGGCCCAGCTCTTTTTGGTGGTGCTAATGGCCCTCTTGGGGCAAACACGACTGGTAACTACAATACTGCAATAGGCTCTCGTACGTTGCAAGCAAATACAACTGCTGAACACAATACTGCAATAGGTCAGGCGGCTTTGTATAGCAATACAACAGGAGCAAGTAATACTGCGGTTGGAAGTAGTGCTTTGTTCTCCAACACCATATCATCCTACAACACTGTTGTTGGTTATCAGGCAGGATATTCAGCAAACCGAACAGCCGATACTAACGGCTATAACGTATTGGTTGGATATCATGCTGGCCTCGCTATAACAACAGGAAATAGTAACTGTATTGTTGGTTCTGGGGCTGGATCAACTTTAACAACTGGTATTCAAAACACATTTGTTGGAGCAAATACTGGCGTTGGTACTTGTGGTGGTCTAATAACCACTGGCTCTAAAAACACCATTCTTGGCGGCTTCAACGGCAACCAAAATGGCGTAGACATTCGCACGAGCAACAATATTGTTGTGCTATCAAATGGAGATGGTGCGCCTGTTCGATATTACACTCCGAGTGGAACTGAGATTAGTTATGCTACTGCTGGTAATAACTTTTTGGTTTGTAACACAACAGGTATTTCTATAGCCGCTGGAGCAACCAATACATTTTTCTACAGTACTGGTGGATATAACAGAAATTATGGACACTTATATTTAGTTGGTAATGAAGGTTCAAATCGTTACGGTGTTTGGCTTGTTGAACTATCTCAATACGGCGATGCTCCGACACAAATTACAAATACTTTTTCCAATCTCGTCATTACTGTATTTGTGACTGGCGGTGTTGCGTATTTACAGGCTATAAATTACAGCGCCAATACTTTGTCAAACCTTAATTTCAAGTGGATTGGCGCAGGTATGGGGTCTGAAATTACTGGTTCATCTGCAATAAAAATTTCTAACATTTGAGGAAAAATATGAAACACGAAATTGACGATGGATTGCCGATCACTGGTATCGCTGGGGCAGAAAATTTTACAGAACAAGAACGCTATGATTTTCATGTAAGCGTTGTTGAAAGCCGTAAAAATTCAATACGCCAAGAACGCAACCGACGACTTGCAGAAACAGATTGGTGGGGTCTTCCTGACACTCAACCTATGACTGATGCACAAAAAGCCTATCGCCAAGCTTTGCGTGACATTACTGAAAACTTCCCATCAAACGGTCAGGTTGTCTGGCCTACCAAACCCTAGGAGTAAACATGACTACTGAAACACAAACCCCCGAACAAATTGCACAGCACTACAGTGCCGCAATGGACTCAGTCAACTTGATTAACGCAGGACAGCCAGAAGGCATGACTGCTGAAGATTGGGCTGACACTGTTGCTCGTAACAAAGAGCACCTCAAAATTATGTTGGCTAAAGACTTTTGGACATCAGAAGACTTAGCGCCACTGCAAGCCGCATCAGCATAACGGGAAGCCACCACCCGACCTTGGTGGCGCATTAAAGGAAACATCATGGGAAAAAATGAAAAGACCCCTGTGACAATCGACGGTGTAGAGTACAAGTTTGAAGACATGACACAGCAACAGCAGATGTTGCTTAACCATGTTGCTGACTTGGATCGTAAACTAGACTCAGCAAGATTCAACGTGGATCAGTTGCAAGTTGGCAGAGAGGCGTTTTTCAAAATGTTGAAAGACTCTTTGGAAGTAGAGCCTGAGAAAGAGTAAATAGATGACCGCACAAACGATGACGTATGACAGCCTCGTGGAGGATGTCAAAAGATACTGCGAGCGTAATGACGCGTCGTTTGTGGAACAGATCCCGCGCCTTATTATGCTCACTGAGCAGAGTATTGCCGCGGAGATCAAAACCCTTATGCAGTTGAACGTGGTCAACACCACGCTTACGGTGAACGACCCCGTTTTGCAAAAGCCCGTGCGTTGGCGCAAAACAGTCAGCATGAAAGTTAACGGACAGCCAATATTGAACAGGTCCATGGACTACGTCACGCAGTTCCAGTCAGAGTCACCCACAGGCCAGCCCTTGTACTACGGCGACTACGACTACGACCACTGGGCTGTTGCGCCAATTCCAAACGACGACTACACGGTTCAAATGATTTACTACAGCCGCATTCAGCCGCTAGACATTGAGAACCAAGAGAATTTATTAACACGCGAGGCCCCACAGGCCTTGTTGTTTGGCACGTTATTACAAACCCAAGGGTACCTAAAGAACACGGATAAACTGGCCGTATGGAAAGGGTACTACGACGCCGCAATTGCCGCGCTCAAGGGTGAGGACCAACGCCGCATGGTTGACCGCAACGCCGTCAGACAGGAACCTTAATGACAACATACACATCCCCCTTTACAGGCAACGTCATCCAGCCAACAGACGTCAGTTACGCTGGCGTTGCGTTGACTGGCACACTGCAACTGTACTGGCCACAGTACGTCAACGCGGGCCAGCAGGTTGCCGCGCGCATCATGGACATACAGGCCACCGCGGGCTCTATTCTTGTCCTGCCCGACGCCACACAGGCCTCTGTTGGCCAAGACATTCTGATCCGCAACACAGGCGCTAACTCGTTCACAGTACAGCGTTTTGGTGGCACAGGCTCGTTTACCGTGGCCTCTGGCGCGGCGCAGTACACCTACATCACAAGCAACACCACGCAGGCGGGTGTGTGGGCCGTTATAGCGTTTGGAACAGGCACGTCCACAGCAGACGCCGCCTCGCTCGCCGGGGTCAGCACCGTGGCCCTTTTAGGCAAGCTAGAGTCTGCGTTCATTACCAACGAGTACGTTTCAGTACCAACAATTAACGCGGCCTCCCGCGGCTCTTGTTTTGTGTGGACCGGCGGCGCCAGCACGTGGACCCTGCCCGCGGTGTCTAACTTATCAGAGGGTTGGTTTATTCTGGTGCGCAACAACGGCACCGGCGCGCTCACAATAGCAACAAGCGCTGTTGGCTCGACCATCGACAGCCTGTCTACAATTACCCTGCCGCTCGGTGACTCGTGTTTTATTTGTATAAACAGAGACCCGGCCAAACAAGACTTCTTTACCGTGGGCCGTGGCCGCCCCAACAGCTTGACGTTCTCGTCTGCCACGTACGACGTGGACACTGTGGCCGGCGCAACACTAAGCCTGATCACCAGCACGCCGTTGATCCAACGCTTTACGGCGTTAAGTGGTTCGCGCACAACCAGTCTCTTGGTTCAGTTGCCCGCCGTGACGCAGGTGTACTACCTGCTTAATGACACCAACCAAAGCGGCTACAACATTAACTTCCAAGTGCAAGGAAGCGCGCAGGCCCCTTTTAGCCTGACCAACAACTCACAGGCGATTGTGCTCAGTGACGGCACCAACATCTACCCGTTGATCCAGTCCAACATCGGCCAGTTGATTGTGAACCGCGGCACCGCGGCGTCTCCTGCGTTTACCTTTGCTTTGGACCCCGTGACGGGCATGTACTCACCCAACAACTCACAGCTTGGTTTTTCTGTGGCTGGCACCAACATCGCAACCATGGACGGCACGGGCGGCGTGGGTAACTTTGTCACCGCCTTTGTGGGCCGCGTTCAGGCTGACCTAATCTCTGGTGGGGCGTTCTGATGGCGGGGGGTCAAGAGCCGTCTAAAATCTTTACGCTTTTTGTCAAGCCCGGCATCAAGCGGGACGGCACGCTGTTTGAAACCGACGAGTTTAGCGACGGTATGTGGACGCGCTTTCAGCGCGGCAAGGCTAAAAAGATTGGCGGCTACCGCCAAATGTTTGCCTCCCCAACGGGCGTTCCGCGCGGGTTAATAACCAACACACA